AAACACTTCACCAATACAATTCTTTGATCCTAGACCGGCTGCTCATGTGTTACAACCAAGAAACACTCCAAACTTTATAAACTCCAGTATGGTTGAATTTGATTCTATAGAGGGTGTTGGGTATATCTTTCCATCTTGGTTGTCACATTGGGTTCCACCCACTAGGGAACAACGTGTCAGTGTCTCATGGAATATTCTATTGCGGGGCCACTACGGGGAATATGGTACACTGCAAAATGCGTATATCTAAAAAGAACGAAGTATATTTGGTTATCTCTGATATGACAGACTCAGCTCAAAAGGAGTTGACAGAGTTTTTTACCTTTGAGGTTCCGGGCTTTAAGTTTATGCCCATGTATCGTAATCGTATGTGGGATGGAAAGATACGACTATTCTCTCCCTCCACTGGAGAAATTTATGTGGGGCTATTAAAATATATTAAGGGGTTCTGTTATAAAAATGGAATAGACTATATATTAGAAGAGGGAGTTGAAAATGAGCGGGTTATTGTTCGTCAGGTTGTTAGAGATTTCATCAGAAGCCTCAAACCTAAATCACGGGGGAAATTCCTTAAAGTCCGTGATTACCAAATTGATGCAGTACATCATGGTATTTCCAGAAATCGTGCTCTGCTTGTTTCTCCTACTGCTTCGGGTAAATCCCTCGTAATATATTCGTTAGTTCGTTATTATCATATGATGGGCCTAAAAACCCTGATACTAGTTCCCACCACTTCATTAGTGGAACAAATGTATACAGACTTTGAGGACTATGGTTGGAGCTCTGATACATACTGTCAGAAGGTATATCAGGGTCATGACCGCAAGGTAACTAAAGATGTTGTAATATCAACATGGCAATCATTATATAAAATGCCGAAGAAATATTTTGAAGATTTTGGGTGCGTAATCGGTGACGAGGCTCATCTATTTAAGGCAAAGTCTCTTACTGGTATAATGACAAAGTTACACCTATGTAAGCACAGATTCGGTCTTACAGGGACGCTAGATGGTTGCCAGACGCACCAACTGGTATTGGAGGGACTATTTGGTCCACTTGAAAAAGTAGTCACCACACGGGAGTTAATTGAGAAGAAAACTCTTGCTGACCTTAAAATCAAGTGTATAATTCTAAAACATGAGAATATAAAGTTAAGGATGGAATATGCTGAAGAACTAGAATATATTGTCACCCATAAAGGTAGGCAAGATTTCGTTATCGATCTGCTAAAACATCTCAAGGGAAATACCCTTTGTCTCTTTCAACTAGTAGAGAAACACGGTAAACCTCTGCATAAAGCGGTAGAAAAAATAATTATAGATCGCAATATATATTTTGTTTATGGTGGAACTAATACTAATACTAGAGAAGAAATAAGGGCGTTAATTGAGAATGCAAAGAATTCTATCGTTATTGCAAGTTACGGTACATTTAGTACGGGTATTAATATTCGCAATATTCATAACATCGTGTTCGCATCACCCAGTAAAAGTAAAATTAGAGTCTTGCAGAGTATTGGACGAGGTTTGCGGCAAAGTGACACTAAAGATTCCGTTTTAATTTTTGATATTGCAGATGATTTAACTTTTAGAAATCAAAGTAATTTTACTCTTAATCACTTTCAAGAGCGTATTAAAATTTACAACTCTGAAAAATTCGAGTATGATATCAGTAAGGTAAAACTAAATCAGTTATAAATAGTAATATGAATATAAAGGATACATATAAAATCTTAAAGCTTATAAGTGGTGAAACCATCATTTGTGAGCTCACAGAATCTGATGGTAAATATAGAATTTCTAGGCCTATGCAAATGCATATCCACCCTCAAATGTCAATGATGGGAATGTCTGAATCTTTGATGCTCTCACGTTGGGTTGAACCCTTTACGGAAGAGAAATCTTTTGAGATCGACCCGAAACATGTTATTATTACGTTAACAGCATCTCCCGGTTTAAGCATATATTATGCGGGGGTGATGAACAAAATAGACACCGGGCGAGAAATAACCTCATCGATGGATAATATTAATAAAGAAGATATATATGATGAACTTCTAGAAGAACTAGAAGTAGAAAGTAAATCAATACATTAATGTAGTTCTATGAACCAAGGACAAGCATAATATAACACGATTTTTATGCAGAGTCAAGGGTCTTTTTTTATATTATAATGTACCTTGACTTAATCATTATAATATAGTATAGTGGTTAAAGATTAAGGAGATTACTTATGGCAAAAGCAAAGACCGAGCATTACGTCGATAATAAAGTTTTTTTAACCGCAATGGTTGAATGGAAAAAAAAATGTAAAGATGCATTAGAAGTTGAGGAACAAATTCCTCCTGTTACCAATTACATAGGTGAATGTTTTCTCAAAATTGCAACACACCTATCCTATAGGCCTAATTTTATAAATTACACATATAAGGATGATATGATTTCAGATGGTATTGAAAATTGCCTTCAATATGCTTCAAACTTCAATCCAGAGAAATCGTCGAATCCTTTCGCATACTTTACCCAAATCATCTACTACGCCTTCATCCGAAGAATCCAAAAAGAAAAAAAGCAAACCCATATTAAAAATAAAATTATAGGGGGAATCGATTATCAATCATATAATACTATGCCAGGGGATTCCTCAAGTTATAATATCTCAAATTCTTTTGCTATAGAAAATCTCCCACAAGAAGATGTATATAAACCTAAGAAAGTAGAAAATACTACTACTAAGGATAAAAAAGGTTTAGAGAATTTTATGGAAAATGATATTGAAAAAGTTGCCTTGAAAGGTGATGAGCGTTGAAAATTGCAATAATTACCGATACACATTTCGGAGCGAGAAATGATAATCAGAACTTTAGCGATTTCTTTTACAAATTTTACGAGAACACTTTCTTTCCTGCGTTAAAGGAAAGAGGCATCACTACCTGTATTCACATGGGTGATGTGGTAGATCGGCGTAAGTACATTAGCTTTAAAACTGCTAGTGATTTTCGTAAGAGGTTTATTGGTCGTTTTCAAGAGATGGGTATTGATTTACACATCATTATCGGCAACCATGATACATTCTATAAGAACACCAACGAAGTTAACTCTATGGAAGAGTTGGTAGGTTCGGATAGGTTCAACATTTATACTGGCCCTAGAGTTGTAGAGTTTGATGGTTGTCCCATTCAGTTTATGCCGTGGATTAATGCTGGTAACTATAATGAGTCGATGGATGCGTTAAAACATTCCCCCGCACAGATTCTTATGGGTCATTTAGAGGTAAATGGTTTTGAAATGCACATAGGTCATAAGTATGATGGTGGATGGGATAAAGAGTTATTTCGTAGGTTTGACTTATGCTTTAGTGGACACTTTCATCATAAATCTGATGATGGCCAGATATATTATTTGGGTACTCCGTATGAGATTACTTGGAGTGATTATAATGACCCGAAAGGGTTTCACATCTTTGATACAGCGACACGAGAACTAGAGCGTATCATTAATCCTTATACACTTCATGAAAAGATTTTCTATGATGACACCACAGTGGATTATACCAAAGAGGATGTGTCTAAGTATAAAGAGAAGTTCGTAAAACTAATCGTGGTGAACAAGAAGGAATTATATCAGTTCGACAAGTTCACAGACAGGTTGCTGCAAGCTGACGCATACGAAGTTAAGATTATCGAAGACTTCTCTGAGTTGGATGCTGAGAATGTATCTGATGATATTGTGGAAAACACTGAAGATACGATGACGTTGTTGGAGAAATACATTGACCAACTAGACGTTACATTGAGCAAGGACCGATTGAAAAATACAATGCGGTCATTATACACAGAGGCACAAGATTTAGAAATATGATACATTTTGAAACTGTGAGATGGAAGAACTTCCTATCAACTGGTAATAACTTTACAGAGATTCAGTTAGACAGAAATTCAACCACATTAATTATTGGAGAAAACGGTGCAGGTAAATCTACTATTCTTGATGCTTTATGTTTCGGTTTATTTGGCAAACCTTTTCGTAATATCAACAAGCCCCAACTACTAAACTCTGTCAATGGCAGTGCAGCTGTGGTTGAGGTTGAGTTCCGTATTGGTTCCAAGAAGGTTAGGGTTGTTCGCGGTATCAAACCAAACATATTTGAGATTCATATCAACGGTAAGTTGTATAACCAAGACGCTAACTCCCGTGACTACCAGAAGTATCTTGAACAACAAATCCTAAAGCTGAACTATCGCAGTTTTACACAGGTTGTTGTTCTGGGTTCTTCCACCTTTGTTCCCTTCATGCAGCTGAAGTCTAAACATCGCCGTGAGGTTGTTGAGGAGATACTTGACATTCAGATTTTCTCTCTGATGAACATGTTGCTCAAACAGAAGTTAAAGACTATTTCTGAAGATATGCGTGAATCTAATTATCAGTTCAGTTTGACAACAGAGAAGATTGTCCTACAGGAGAAGTATATTGATGAAATGTTTATGCATAAGGAAAAACTTATACAGGAAAAAAACTCACTTATAGTTGGGAACGAGGAAGAGATTTTCAAGAAGAATCTGGATATTAAATCACACACTAAAAATAATCAAGAACTTCTGTTATGTATTGATGATACCGATAATGTAAATACCAAGCATATCAAACTAAAGGATATTTATTCACAATTAAAAGAGAAGCATCGATCTCACACTAGGCTTGTTGGTTTCTTTGAGGGTAATGAGGACTGTCCAACTTGTCAGCAGCACATTGATGAAAACTTCAAATCTTCTATTATTGATAAGAAGAAAGGTGAAGCAGATAAAGTCAATTCTGGAATGACAGAGCTTAAAGAAGAGCTGTCTAAAATTACTTCCCGACAGAAAGAGATAAGTGGTATTGCTGTTAAGATTAGGGAGAACGAAGTTTATATTGCAAGAGAGAATAGTTCTCTCATTCAACTCGAAAAATTTAATGCTACTTTGCAGTCAGAGATCGATCAATTAAAGAATGGTGAAGTTAACAGGGGTGATCATAATGAACTTAAAGCTTTAAAGGAAATTTTGTCTAATATTGATATACAGAAATCAAAGTTGCGTGAGGATCAAACTTACGCAGAAGCTTCAAGAAGTATGCTACAGGATACTGGCATTAAGACCAAGATCATTAAGCAATATCTTCCTGTCATGAACAAGTTGATTAACACCTATCTAACCTCTATGGAATTTTATGTGAACTTTACGCTGAATGATAATTTTGAGGAAACCATCAAGTCACGCTATCGTGATGAGTTTACTTATGAATCGTTTAGTGAGGGCGAGAAGATGCGTATTGACCTTGCACTACTATTCACATGGAGAGCAGTCGCAAAGATGAAGAACAGCACCAATACCAATCTGCTTATTCTGGATGAGATATTTGACAGTTCGATGGATAGTACTGGTACAGATGAGTTTCTAAAAATCCTCAATACGCTCGGTGATGAGAATGTG